TGATGAAAGAGATCCCTGATCTTGCGTCGCTTATTACTCCGAGCGGAGACTTCAACATGGCTACCGTGGAGACCATCGCAGGCAATTTTAAGAACATGACGCCTGAGGAATCACAAGAGGCGGCAAAGCAAGAGATACAGCGCCGAATACTTGGCATCGCTGCCGATTCGCCTGATGTTGCCCGCACGCTGTTCTTCCCGGACGTGGCAATCAGCTGCGATCCTGAGTCGATCGCGCTGTGCATTGACTGCATCCGTGCAACCTACGACCCGAACGGAATGAGTGCGTCCGACGTTGCACTTATGATGACCGAACCGACATCCGACTTTTGGCAAGACATGAGTTGGAAGGAGGTTGCGGAGTACGGCGAGAAATTTTGTGAGCTATTCAAATGATATTGAGGTTGCGTGCTTTGCGGTCAGTCACTGGCCTATAAATCACGTAAGCTTCATCGATGAATACGGCGATCCAATCCCTGATTATGGCAACGGATCGCAGTTTTTGCCCGAAGACGTCCATGAAGAGTTCGTAGCGATCTCGCTTGTGGAGCCGACGGGATATTCATACGGAGAGCTTAGCAACCTTCCGTATGAAGAATTCGTCAAACTGGCAGCACTCGCACGCGCGAAACGCTGGACACCTGCAACTCGTAACAAACACGATAAATACCTCTAATGGCTGAATTCATTGCAAAACTTGGACTGGACGCGAAGGACTTCATTTCTTCCATGGAGACCGCCGCGGCAAAGGCGGCCTCTATTACCACGGCGCTGAATAGCAGCGCAGGCAGTTCCAAGACCTTAGCGGATGGATTTAAGAGCGCCAATACCGAAGCCACAAACCTTGACAAAAATGTTAAGAGCATAGAGGGCAACCTATCCAAAGCAGCGAGCGGCGGCGGCGCCTTAGACGGCCTGACTGCCAAGTTCAAAGAAGGGCAAACGGCAGCAAGTCAGGGCGGCGGTATATTCGGAGATTTAGCGGGGAAACTCGGAAATCTTGCCTCACCTGCAGGCGCCGCTACGGCTGCCGTGGCTGCGCTTGGCGGCGCTCTTACCGCTGCGTACACCGTAGGATCTGAATTCCAACAAAACCTCGCAGGTGTAAGCGCCGTGACGGGCTTGACGGGGCCTGCCTTGGATGACATCGGAGACCGCGCGCGCAATCTTGCAAAGCAATTCGGAGGGGACGCTTCCACTCAGCTGCAGGCATTCCAAGGTGTGCTGTCAAAATTCGGAGCAAGCCTTGCCGACACGCCTGAGCAGCTTGGCAAGGTCTCGGAAAATATCAACATCCTCGCAAAAGCAGGTGGCTTGGATGCGAAAGAGGCTATGGACACGCTCGCAAATTCGATGCTTCAGTTCGGTGTCGATGTTGCCGATGGTAACGTGGCCGCTGCCGAGTCCGCGCGCTTTATGAACGTACTGGCGGCCTCTGCAAAGGTTGGTGCGGCGGAAATTCCGCAGGTAGGGCAGGCCGTACTTGTGGCGGGTGTTGCGGCAAAAGGTGCGAAGGTGTCGTTTGAGGAAACCAACGCCGCTATTCAGGTGCTTGCGGCCGGTGGTAAAGTTGGAGCCGAGGCCGGTACTGCACTGCGAAACGTGCTCGGCAAAATTGCGGGCGAAGAGGTACTTCCAAAAGAAGCTGCAGATAAACTAAAGAGTTTGGGCGTGGACATGAGCATCGTGTCTAATCGCTCGCTATCGTTATCGGATCGTCTAAAGGAACTGCAAAAAGCATCGAGCGATGCTACGGCGTTCGCGCAAGTGTTCGGCTCTGAAAATGCCGCAGCTGCTACCATCCTCGCTGATGGCGCGGGAACGATTAAAGACTGGACTGCGCAAATTACAGGCACAAGCGAGGCAAATAAGCAAGCGGCTACGAACATGGACACGCTATCGGAGCGAGTAAGCCGCGCAAAAGCAAGTATTTCTGACTTTGCAATCGGGCTATTCCAAACGCTCGAGCCTGCATTCAGCGCCATCATAGGCGGAATTATGGACTTTGTCGGTGTTGTAACCGACGGCATCGGTGGCCTTTGGTCATTTGTCGAGCCGCTCGTCATGCCGATATTCGAGTTCTTCAATTTGCGACTTGTGGTGGCCTTCAACGTAATCAAGGCCGTCATTACCGGCTTTGTTGAGGCAGGCCGCGAAGCATTTGCTCGCTTTCAAGAGATCATTGCGCCGCTACAGGAAAAGCTGCAGGGGCTGTTTAGCTCCGCAGACGAAGGCAGCAGCATAATGGACACGCTGAAGGGCGTATTTCAGACCATCGCAGCCGTGGCCAAAGATGTATTTTCCATTGCCTTTGGAATTGCGCTGAAGGTTATTGAAGGCGTCGTGGCGGTCATTATTCAGCTTGTTGATTGGGTAAAGCAGGGCATTAAATGGATCACTGACATCGTTTCGGCTGTTAAGCAGTGGGGATTGGAGCTTGTAAAATCAAGCGACTTTATACGCGGAATTGTTTACAACGTAATCGAGTTCATAAACCAAGTATCAAAGCTCAAAGATCAGCTGCTTTCCATTTTGGGATTAGGCGGCAAGACTCAAGAGGTCAAGATTCAGGCAAAGGTCGAAACGAACGCCGAAGAAACAAAGACGGCCGTAGAAACCGAAGCGGCAAAGAACCCGCCTGAGGTTAAGGTCAAAGTAAAAAAGGCAGACTCCAAAGATATTTCCGAACAACTCAGAGCGCAGCAGGCTGAAATAGACCGAATAAACAGGGAAGTGCAAGAAGCGGCCATTGAAGACGAAAACCTCCGCGCTATTCGCAATATTGAAAATCAGTTTGCAGATAAAATTGCCAAGGTTCGCGATCAAAACAAAAAGGTACAAGACGATGAAAAAGTAACTGCCGCGCAAAAGGCACAAGCGCAGGCGTTATCAGATCAGCAAATCATCGCACTTATCACCGCGCGCGATGCACAGATCGACGCGCTTAGGGAAAAGCAAAGAGAAAAGGAAGTTGACGCGGCTCGCAAAGCCTATGAGGCATTTGAGGCACAGGCAAAAAAGCGCTCCGATGAATCGCGTAAAAAAGAGAGAGACGATGAGGAAAGAGACAACAAAGACAAAGAAGAAAAAGCTAAGCAGGCCGCTACCAAAGCCGAAGAGGCGAAGTTGCGTATTGTTCGCGCATTCACCGACGCGGTGGCCAAGGTAAGGGAAGACGCAAACCAGAACGCACTCAAGGCTGCGCAGAATTTAGCGGCGCTTGACGCCGAAGAAAAGGCTCTTACCGAAAGCCTAAACAGACGCGAACTTTCCTATGAAGATTTCAATATCGCGATTGCAGATATTGAGCGCAGACGCGCTGCATTGCAGGCGGATGTTCAGAGCGGGGCGAACTCTACGTTCAAAAACGAAATGGATGCTCTTGTTACCGGCATTAGGGCATCGATAGGACAAAGCCTCACAAACATGAAAGAGGATTTCGATTTTGAGTTCTCCGAAGCAAGCAAAAAGGGCGAATTGAACCTACAGGCATTAGGAGCAAGTGCTGCTACCTTGTTCGGTTCTTTGGTAGCCAATGGATCAAGCGCGGTAGATGCTTTGAAGCAATCGCTATCGCAGACGCTCGGTTCATTGATTGAGGTCTATGTTGCCCCGATCATTGCATCCACGCTGTCATTCCTCGGGCCGTTTGCATTGCCTGTAGCACTTGCAGCCGTGCAAGGCCTGAAGTCGCTGCTAAACTCTGCGCTCGCAGGCTTCCAAGACGGAGGCTACACAGGCAACGCAGGCGAAGGCGCGGTGGCGGGCGTGGTTCACGGGCAAGAGTTCGTGCATACGGCATCGGTTACGCGGAAGAATCGCGCTCTGTTTGAATACTTGCACAAAGGCGGGGAATTGTCCAACTGGGCGGTATCCGCGGCGGGTAATCTGCAACAGCCTGTGTCCATTGCGGCGCCGATGATGAACACCTACGGCATCGAATCACGTTTGGATAGACTTGAGACGGCAATCGTTAAGTCATCGAAGCGCTTCGACTCCATGCGCGCGGTGCAGATGACGGTGGAACACGATCCGACGCTGACAATCAAGGCGCAATCAAGAAACTTACAAGTGAGGAACGCAAGAGTATGAGTACATGGACGGCGATAGTACATTCGGCGAATGTTGAGACGGGCACAAGCCCTTACAACGAAGTGGCTGTGAGTACCGTAGCAGCTTTGGCGGGGTATAGCTCTTACAACCTTGGCGTTACCGCCGTGCACGAAGCACCTGAAGGCGCCTCTGCCATTATGTACGCAAGCGGCGCGCTGCAATCGTCTCGCATTGCACGGCGGACGTACTCACTTCGCTCGTATCCGTATTTATACGCTACCGAACGACACATCGGCACGAACGACCTCATAGAATTATTGCAGGCTCCGTATCTTTGGCTTGAATTAAACATCGCATCGCAGGATGCTACCTACAACGTCGGAGTAAGCGAGGCGTATCATTCGGCTGATTATGTCATCCCGGTAACCATCGACTCGTTTAACGTCGAGCATAACGATGATGTCGGTAATAAGGTAATCACCATCAACTTCAAACACCGCTTCTATAACGTCTAATGGCAATCAACCCGATATATCGCGAAGAGTGGGTAAAGCCCAATATGTGGCGTGTGCGCGCTGAGTTCATCGCAGGCGGTGGTGAGCCTGCCAAATACGGAGATCGCACCGTGACGGCAATACAAGGGGCTTTCAAAGAGGTTGCAGGGCATAAGGCATCCTTCACAGAGTCTCTTCCGTTCGGTGCGGCCGATGGGGAATCGTGCAAATTCGTTGTGGACTATTCGGCATTGCCTGCCGGTATGCAGTCAGCTATTACCGCGCAAAATGCAACGGTGGATGCGGGCTATTTTGCCGCTGCTACCGTGGGCAAGTACCGCACGCCAAAATATATGCCTCAGAGCGTGCAGGGCACAAAGCCAAAGCAGCCGAACCTCTTTATGGTGTGGAGTGATCGCGGAACGTCCAACGGCATACCGACGGCAATATCCCTCGGTGGTCAGGTTGGCACGCTAACCGACGGCACATACACAAACGTGCTGGCAAAGCCTTACCTGCCAAACCCAATGGACACACGTAACGGCGTGGGGCTGCAAGTAACCTATACCGTAGCAAGCGGCGTTGTGACCACGGTATCCATCGGAGCGGCGGCGGGCACTGGGTTTCAGGTTGGTGATCAGGTGTACGTGGGCAATCTTGCCACCACATTCGCATATTTCACCATCGACTCTGTGCAGGCCTCCACGTGGTATCCTGAGTTCATCGGATGTCAGCGGCTTTCACCATCCACGAAGTATTCAGCGCAAATCCGCGGGCTTGAAATTGAGATCGAGGCCATCGGGCTGCATAAGATATGCCTCGAGGCCATCAGCGACCTGACCACATTTTCAAGCCAGTACGCGCCGACCCTCACAGACAACGGCGGAACGAACGAATACAACGCCGTACGTGTTACCCGTGATGATATTTGGGATTTTAGCTACAGATACAACGGATGGGGGCGCTCCATGCGCTCGCGTTCTACGCTCTTCCATTGGCACGCTCCGCTGTCTTCGATCTTTGGCTACATGGATGCGGCGTTCGATGAAGCCTTCGAGTTCTACAGCATGGAGGGCTACCAACTCGATACCACAAGCTGCACGAACTTGGCGGGCGCGTATCCTGCGACCAATTCACAGCTGAAGTTACTACAGGCGGCGTTCAGCACCGACACCATCACGAACGTACAGCTCGGAGAATCGGCAGGCGATCTACACGGAAGTGCCTCCGAGATATCGCGCATTCGGTTCATTTTTGCCGTGACCGAAAAGCCTATGGATTCGGCATACTACACGCCGAGTATGTGGGTGGGTGGTCTGTTTACGGATGATGAAAACGGCATCAAAAAGGACTGCGACTCTGCGTGGGATCTGTTTAAGAAGATGTGCGAGCAGTTCTTTCTCAAAATGACGCCGTACTACGAGCTATCGAGTACCCTACTCAAGGCAAAGTGGCGGATGTCCGATCCCTACGGCACAAGCACCACAGCATCCACCAGCAGCTATCTTGACACGGCCTCCGATTCATCCTTTGAAGTCAACGCCGAAACTATCGAGGCGGTTAAGTTGCACTATGTAGCAAGCGGCGACGATGTGGACTCAAGCGAGACAACATCGTTCACAAAATCAGGGAAGAAAATTGAGATCAATAACATTTTCGATATCCGTGTGCGCACGGCAGCCGAAGGGTTTATAGAACCTGCCGAGGTACGCACAGGATACGTAAATGAGAGCATCCTTGCTCCGTTCGCAAATCTTCGCGGGCTGTTTTTCGCATCCGACGCCACGATTAATATCTTTCCATCCGTGCAAGCAACACGCCTTATTGCCATTGCTCCGCGTGTGACCATTGGCTATACCACAGGCAGTACTACCGTTGTAGCTGATGCGGGCAACCGGTACTATTACACCACCGACACGGCGCTGCCGAACTTTCTCTTCTACGATAACCGATACCTGCGCTCTTTGGAGGCGTTCAATACAGCGCTTCGCGATCTGCAGGCTAACCAGTACAACGGATTCGGCATTCACGGCGTGGTATTGTCTGCCATGTTCGGCGTTCCTATTAACCCTGCCGACGGCACAAACGCAAGCTCTGTCTATGCGAGCAACAACCAAACAATGTATGAACTAACGCGGCCGCTCTCTGTGGACGTCCTGCCCAACATGATCGGGCAACGCATCGATATAACGCCGCACACCGCACTCACTGGCTCAGTATCACCAAAGGCCTACCTTGTAGATGTGGAGATCGATTGGACGGCGCGGGATGCGAACTCTGACTATGTAAGCGCGAAGTATTTAACACGATCCATAGGGTTTAACTAATGCCGGTAACGACACAAATACGCAACAACAGCGTTTCGCGTGACGCGCTGGCAGGTTACGACCAAAATGCGAAGATCAAATCCGCATACGAGCGCATCGGAGCTGTGGCAAATGATGTAAACGCGCTAAAGAGCACGCCGTGGAAGCGTGTTTGGGATATCATTCCTCGCTTTGTACGCAACTTGCGTACTTGGATCATGGCCGAACAACAGACCGCGCATTTTGGCGGGGCGGGGCTTGAGGAATACGTGGCTGAAATTCCCGGAACAGGAACATGGTTCGACCTTAGGCTTGCATCTTTTCAGCCGCCCGGTGGTGGCGTGGTTTATCCCGTTGCAAATTCACATGTTGACATCACCAACCGCAGCGGAACCTACACCATTTGGCGCGCTCCGCAGGCAGGTGATTATCTTGTGACCATGTATTTCAAGTGCATCACCAACGCCACGGCAGGCGATGACTACGCAATCGTGCAGCTGTCGTACCGTGAGAATGAAACGGCGGCATGGCAGGCTCCTATTGAGGTATGCGGTGCGGCAAATCAAGCGGTAACCGACAAAACCCGCATCGAATGCACGGGCACGTACCTTGTGCGCATGCCGCGCGGCTCGCAGCTTCGCTTTGGCGCTAAGCAAGGCGGGAAATCAGGCGGCACGCCATCGCCGAACGCCATCACGCCGAACACCTTAGAGGTAAGAGTATCCGTTCAAAAGCAAAAGTTCTATCCAACATTAAAGACCTAACATGGCAACTGTAGCGAACAACTCATATCAGGCAACTGAGCACCAAGTCAACACCGGCGAAACCCGCATGGTGGCAAAGTGGACGTGGAATCTCGATAACTCATCACACGCAACAGGCGATGCATTGTCGCTTGTGGAGACCATCAGCGGCGCGGCGCGTGTGGACGGATTCTCAACAAAGGCATGCTTTGCGCGCATTGTGTATTCGGTAACATCCGGCGTTCCTGCGCCGAAGGATATACACTTCGTGCTCATGAGCAAGAGCGGTATTCCCGCCACGGCGCCTGTGTTATCGGCAACGCAGGTATGGACACAGTCAGACGCGCCGTATGTGCTCGGAGTCTTTAGCGTGGCAACAGCAGACTTCTATGTTACCGACAAGATCGCCGTAGCATCAAAAGAGTTCAGCATCGATTGCATCAACGAAGACACCACGCCCGGCACGTCTATCTACTGCATGGCTATTGACGGGCAGCACACATGGACGCCTGCGTCAGGCTCGAAGCTTGAAGTGAGTCTATGGTTCAAAATGAGTTAAGCCCAAAGCGGCGGTAGCTCCTTATCGCTTGCTCTAATCGCCGTCCTGCCTGTGGGATGGCGATTTTTTTTTGTGGATGTGAAAATATTTCTTGCATGGCGCGCAAGAGGTTTAGTATGTTTGTACCGTGATCGTCACGCAAGACGGCGCATTTCTTAACACTTTTTGGAGGATTTATGGAGAGATATTTTCACGTTCTTAATGCGAAGGCCGAGAGTGATATCTTGGAGCGTGCAGAGGCCGCGCGCAGGCACGAAATGGTGCGCACGTGGGCACTCTACACCGCTACCGGCACACTCGCAGCCTGCTATATCTGGGCGCTCGTTAACTACTTCGTGCAGACGTTCGGTTTCACGCTGTTCCTATACATGGCCTATTGGGCGGGGAAGTTCATTGTAGAGGTGGTGATTAAGAAAACATTTATGGGAGGCGAAGATGAGTGAGTGGATAACCGACAGGCTGCCGACTGAAGAGGATAGTGATATGATGAACAAGGTGTGGGTATGGGAAGACAATGCTGTCTATTGGTTGGACTACTCAGTAGTAACTCTCGGCACACCTTGGATACCGAAAAAAATACCCGCGCCATACGTCAAGCCAGAGCCGAAGCGGTGGAAGCCAAGAGATATGGAGCGTTTCGGTACACTTTGGATGCCAGTAAAAGAACCCGCGTTATACGTCAAGCCACAAAAGGTATATCAGGTGTTAGATGGCGAGTATGAGGACGAATACACGGTAGGCATTTTTTCAACGTGGGCGAAAGCGTACGATTGCGCTATAAAGGCAAATAATTGCTGGCCATCGACATATATTGATGTTTGGATCATTGATGGCGGTAGTCATAAGCCGCCATACGATAGACAGGGATTGTGCATAGTAAGGATGATAGAAAACGAATTAGGGAAGTTGGTCCGCTGGGTTAACCCCGGATACTCCGCAGACGTTGACCCGACAGATACAATAACAAACACAGGAGACAACAATGACCAAATGGAAAGCTAAGATGTGGAAGTCCATCCGTGGTAAGCGCAAGAAACGGCAGATGTCCATGCGAGCGCTCGCGCAAATGGCGGGATGCTCGGAAGCACAGATAAGCCGCATCGAGCGCGGGCTTGTGACGGCAAACCCGGCAATAATGGATAGAATACATGAGGTGCTCGGATGATGAGCAACACCGCCACGCAGACACCGAGCGGTCGTAGCTGCGAAAACTGCAAACACTGGATCGACCCAACAACAAACCAAGGCTGGAAATGGTGTAATCGCCTGCGCACCTACAGCCCGTACTTTTTTCATTGTCAGGCATATGTAACAATTCAAATATCTAAGGAGCAAGGATATGATGAGCTGGATTAAGGGACTATTCGGACGCCCTACAAAGTCCGATGTTATTCGCGAAACGATTTTGACACTCGCGAAAGATAGGACACTACTTGAGAGTGCGCTGAGTCTGTCGGATGAAATCGAAAAATCATGCCAACCAAGCATTCGTATACGAGCTGGTCAAGAGACTAACTTCCATCCTGTAACCGGTGATGTAAAGGCGCCCGGAATGACGCTTGCAGCTTACAACGATCTATGTAAACGCGAAGAGGAAGAAGGCCGCAAGACAAAGCGCCGCGTGTATCAACGCCAGTATCGCATGCGCAAGAAGCAAGAGCAAAAAGGAAAGACCGCTCCTGTCCATGTTGATGGTTATTGTGTAGATGCTACGCCGCGCATTGCGGAGCTTGCATCACAAGGTATGAAACAGCACGCTATTGCTCGTACATTGCGTCGTGATGGTTTTTTGTATGAAAGTAAGAATAGTGGCGGGCTAAAACCCTTTGACAAAATTCATGTCGCATATTTGATAAACGGCAGGACTGTATACAACGCGCAAAAGAAAATGTACGTTAGTTCAGACAGGTATCTACAATACCAAAGAGATATTAAGGTGCGACAGAAAGGAAAGAAGAAATGATACACGACGTAAACCCTATCCGCGCGGCTATCTTTGACGCGGCGCTGTTCTTTATCAAGGCTGTATGCACCGCCGCGGTAGTGCTCGGGGCGTTCTACGCTCTTGGGGCTATTGCAGAGACCGCCACGCGCGTTATATTGGGAGCGCAGCAATGATAACCGAAACATCATGCACTCCGATCTCACCATACCACCACCATACGTGCCACAAACCGGGCAGCTGTTCTACTTCGTCGATATGTTCGGCGAAGTACGAACAGCCCGGTACGACGACTCACCAACTCACAGGCTACTGGTTACGTGTGGCAACGTATTCAGTGACTTTACCTATTCACAACTTGTTGCAAGTGTACTAAAGGAGCTGTATGTGCGCGTGGAAACCAAAGTGGAGCGATGAGTGCTTTTACACCATCAGATACAAACGAACATCAGCTATTGGCGATGCCGGCTGGGTAGTATGCAAAGTAAAACCCGCACGGCATCAAACTATAAAAGCCACTATCGAGGCGGGGAATTGCTTCAAGACGCATGAAGAGGCCGAGGTGGTGGTGCAGCGCATCAAAGAAGTTATGCGCACAAACGAGGAGTGGCGCGGCAGCGTGCCCATTCACAGCAAACTATTGCGCGTGTACTACATAACACAATGGCGCGGGCAGGTGGTAGTGCAGGCAGTGGTCAGTGATACCGAAGTGAAGGCGCACAAGACGCACTACAACTATTTCACAAGCTACGACAGCGCCGCGCGGTTCGCCGATCAGGTGGAAAAAGTTTTGCAAGGCGAAAAAAATACTTGCATGTGATGCAAGACCGCCGTATATTTGTACAGCCGTTTGACGCGGCGAATTTCTCACTTAATTTTTGGAGGTCTTATGAACAAGACATTGTTCCCCGAACTGGTAGCCGACCATGTGCAGGCTATCATATTGGAGGCTCGCAAGTACGCCTATGCAGGTGATACATTGCCCGAGACTCTACTTCGCGATGCGATCAACGCCGCGGTGCATTCATTCACGGTTGCTGCCGACCGCAAGCATATACTCGAGTCAGTGTATGCTGTCATCGATGGAAAGGTAGGCGCGTAATGGAAAACTTTAGTCTGAATGTTGAACAAGTGGCGGCGCTCCAATCACAGGAGCGCTACGCACACCTTCCGCAGCTTTTCCGCCTTGACCAATCGGCAGGGCGTCACTACTACACTGTTGACCCGAAGCGCGATCCGGCAATCATGTACTATCCGTCATGGACAACGGTGATCAAGCGCATCTGTGGAACGTCCGAGCATCTTGTGAAGTGGACGGCAGAGATGGGCTACGATGAAGCCAAGCGCTACATGAACGACCGCGCTGACTACGGCACTTGCCTGCATATTATTTTGGCTGAGCTTATGACCGAAGGCTCTTTTGACTTAGGCCTTATCAAAGCCAAAGCAGGCGCGTATCTACTCCGCCAAAACAAGCCTACCGCGGTGGTGGATGTTTGGGCGCCCGATTTAGAGAAAGACGTGCTGGCTTTTGCGCAGTTCGTGGCGGATAAGGAAGTCGAGATCGAGGCCGTGGAGATTCCAATGGTGTCGCAAGCTATGGGCATTGCCGGTACGATCGACATCGTGTGCACGCTTAAGTTCGGCAAGTCCCGCGTTCGCGCTATCGTGGATATCAAGTCAGGCCGCAAAGGTTTTTACAGCGAACATAAGTATCAACTGCATGGCTACATGTCCATGCACAACGAGAATGTAGCCGATGAATCAGATCACGTTTCGATGGTATTCAATTGGAGTCCGAAGGATTGGCAGAAAGCACCAACCTACAACTTCGAGAACCAAACCGACGCGCTCGAAGGCACTGCCCTTTCGGGACTCGTACACCAACATAAAGCGCTCTATCCCGAACCAAAGAAGTCAAACATCATTCGCGCTCGCGGCACGGTTCAACTCGGCACAGCTCCGACGGATTGCTTCGAGATCGTGGACGTGGATAGGCTTTTGAGAGTACGTCACAAGCTGGATTAACCTTACTCCTAACTAAACTTACAACAACCCCGCCGCATTTTATATCTAACTAAGGCAGGTATGCCCTGCCATGTAGGATAAAAATCACGTGGCCTAACTTCGCAACTTTTGTCACCGGCGGGGATTTTTTATACGAAAATGACTTATCAGGAATTTATACAAACAAAACAAAAAAGCCATGTAAATACTGGCATTGATGTGGGCGATGATGACATTTGCCCCCACCTGTTTGATTTCCAAAAGTACATAGTAAGGCGTGCTCTTGAGAAAGGTCGATACGCAATCTTTGCCGAATGTGGCCTTGGAAAAACTTTGATGCAACTTTCATGGGCTGAAGCGATATACAAAACAGAACGCACGAATGTTTTGATCTTGTGCCCTTTGGCAGTCTCAATGCAAACCGTTGCAGAGGGTAGAAAGTTTGGCATAGATGTATGCAAGTATGGCAGTGGAGACTCGCCTATACAGGTTACGAATTATGAACAGATCGACAATATCGATATCGCTAAGTTTGACGCCATAGTTTTGGATGAAAGTTCCATCCTGAAAAACTTTGCAGGGAAACTAAAAACTAAAATAGTAGAATGCTTCCAAAATTACAGATTCAAGCTTTGCTGCACTGCTACGCCATCTCCGAACGATGAAACTGAGATTTGCAACCATGCTGAATTCCTAAATGTATCGAGCCGATTAGAAGTGCTGAGCACATTCTTTGTAAATGATACCGGAGATACAGGCACATGGAGACTGAAAAAGCATGCTGAGTCTGATTTCTACGGATGGATGGCATCATGGGCTACAATGATTTCATCCCCATCTGATATCGGGTTTGATGGCTCTGGTTATGTACTGCCCAGATTAACGTACAATACGCACGAAGTCATCACAGATAAGAGAGAGAATGGTATGCTGTTCAATGATATAGCCGTGAACGCTTCATCATTCAATCAGGAGCTTCGTAACACAATGCATCAGCGAATAGCTGTTTCATCTGACATTGTAAATAACTCTGATGAACAGTGGATTGTATGGTGCAATCTGAACGAAGAGTCAAAATTACTTTCTCAGTCTATTCCTGATGCAGTGGAGGTTAGTGGATCGATGTCGGCGGATGACAAAGAAGAACGATTAATGGGCTTTGCGTGCGGCAAGTATAGGGTTTTGGTAACGAAAAAGGAAATAGCCCAGTTTGGGCTAAACTTTCAGAACTGTTCGCATCAGATCTTTGCATCTCTAGACTTCTCTTTTGAGGGGCTATATCAGGCAGTCAGGCGTTCGTATCGGTTTGGTCAGACAAAAGAAGTATCCATTCATCTCATTACAACAGATACCATGCAAAACGTTATAGAGTCAATTAAGACAAAGGAAGATAAATTCAATAAGATGAAAGATAAGATGGCATCATCTGTGTCGAGTAGTCGGTCTATCCAGAGTACGGAGAAAACAAGAGTAGTTGAATCAGAATTGTTTACACTGATTGAGGGTGACTGTGTTGAGGCTTCTAAGTCGATTCCGGATGAATCAGTCGACATGATGATATTTTCGCCTCCGTTTGCAGAGTTGTACGTTTATTCTGATAGCCCAAACGATATGGGTAATGTTTCGAGTTATCATGAATTCGAGAGTCATTTTCAATATCTTATACCTGAGTTAGAACGAATTCTAAAGTCAGGGCGTATATGTGCGGTTCACTGCACAGACTTACCGCTTGCAAAGTGGAAGGATGGTGTACTAGGTAAACGTGATTTCTCAGGTCTGCTTATCAAGATGTTTGAGGACGCTGGTTTTGTTTACCATTCACGCATAACGATATGGAAAGACCCTGTAGTTGAAATGCAGCGTACAAAAGCGCTTGGGTTGTTATACAAGCAACTGCAAAAGGATTCAACAATGAGCCGAGTTGGACAGCCGGACTACTTATTGGTTTTTCGTAAGAAAGGTGATAACGCTGTGCCGGTGGTTCAAAAGATTTCAGTTGATCTTTGGCAGCAATGGGCATCTCCGGTTTGGATGGATATCAATCAAACTAAGACTTTGCAAAAGCAATCAGCCCGCGACCATAAAGACGAAAAACATATATGCCCGTTGCAGTTGGATGTTATAGAGCGAGCAGTGCTTCTTTGGTCAAACGAAGGCGATACAGTATTTTCTCCGTTTGCCGGCATTGGATCAGAGCTATATCAATCCATTCTGTCTGGCAGAAAGGCACTTGGAATAGAACTCAAAAAGAGTTACTTTTCACAAGCGCATAAAAATTGCATGCAGGCTGAGTTGCAGATAAAACAACAGGAAAAAATGGATCTATGACACGCCCCGAAATCACACGCACGCGAGACCTGACCTTCAGCAACTGGGTACGGCGCAACCTGCCGAACTCTGAGACGGGTTTCTCTGTGAGTGATGTGGACTTCATGCTGTGGAACTGGCAACGCCGCGAGGTTATGTTTGTTGAAGTCAAGACACACGGCAAAGAACTATCCACAGGGCAGCGGCGGCAGTTTCGGCGTATGCACGATTGGATGACCAAAGGAACCGCCGGCACGGAATGGAACTACAAAGGTTGGGTGATTGTTACTTTCGAGAACACATCCTTCGACGACGGTAAGTGCTACATCAGTAGTATCAACATGACACAGCCCATAGAGGTGACCGAAGCCCGCCTCATTGAGCTTCTATCTTTTTAAGGCTTCACTATTCGGAGGTTTTATGGCACTCAATGAAGTTGCTACGCGGTCATCGGTAAGTTACCTCACTATTGCAGAGGGGAAGCTATGCATGCGGTCTAAAGAGGCGCGCGAAGGTTACACGACGCGCATGACGAAAACAGGCAAGGAAGTCCACGAACGGTACTTTGAATCGCTCGACGGTATTGTCACGGACGTACACGCAAAAGACACGGAGTACGGCCGCAAGTGGGTCATTGAACTCAAGGATGGTGCGGATACGTACGTGCTACAGATGAACTATGATTCGTCGTACGCAAAGTACATCCTGAACAGCCTGCTTAATACCACGCACTACTCGCTTGCCCGCCCGGTGAATATCAAGCCTTACTATTTTGAGGACAAGTCTTCGGGCAAACTTCGCAAGGGCGTAACCGTATCGCAGGATGCTAACAAGATTCCTTGGAAGTTCGGCGTCGGTGAGCTGCCGCCTATGGTGCAGATCGTCGTAAAGGGTGAGAAGATTTGGGACGATACCGATCAGCTTGCACGTTTGCAAGCCGAAGTGGACGCCTTCCGTTCGGCCAGCTTCTTATCGGCACACCCCGCAGGCGCGCTCGATAGCTTCTAATTCCTGTGAGCATGCCGGGGCTACTCCAAAGGCCTCGTAAGAGAAAACACAGACGCGGAGGCGAGCATGCTGCCTCCGCTTTTTTTTACCCCTTCCGAATCTAAACATGTTAGAATTAAACTACTTACAGGAGCTTGTACGCTTTGGGCTGTCGATCCTGCCCATCCGCACCGATGGAACCAAACGGCCTGCCATATCTGAGTGGGGCACGCTCCAGACTGAGCATCCCACAGATGATGAACTCGAGCTATGGGCAAGGATGCACTCAGGCATTGGCATAGTCTGCGGACAGATCAGCGGCGGCGTGGAGATCGTGGACGTGGACTGCAAGAACGATAAGAGCGGCACGCTGTGGCAAGACCTGCAAGAACGCCTTGCGCTTGCCAAAGTGCACAACGTCTGCATCCAGCGCACAAAAAACAGCGGGTATCATATTATTTACCGCACCACAGCCGGGCAAGGCAACAAGAAAATCGCAATAAATGCTCAAAAACTTTGTATAATTGAGACACGCGGCGAAGGTGGATATTTTGCCGCGCATCCTACGCCCGGCTATGAAGTTATCGCAGGTGACCTGCGCGCGGTGCCGGTCATGCCTGACGATGAACGCGAACGCCTTATGGTCGTATGCCGTTCGTTCAATGAGGTTTTCCAAGAGGCGCGCGTCCCAAAGGATCAGATTCTTAACAAGAACGAGAGCAAGCCCGGAGACGAATACAACGCAAAGATTACGCAGGCGGAGTTCTTGGCGCTGATTGTAGCCCACGGATGGAAAGTTGCCTTTGAGAAGGCAGGTGTGGTGTATCTTACCCGTCCCGGTAAGGATGAAGGCGTATCGGCCTCGCTGTTCTATGGCGGGCGGATGCTCTTTCACGTGTTCACGTCTAATGCCCCGCATTTTGACTGTGACAGGTCTTACGATCCGTTCGGGGTCTATGCCCGCCTCGAACACAATGGAGACTTCAGGAGCGCCGCAAACGCCCTTAAAGGGGAAGGCTACGCTAAGGATGTTGAAGGGCAGACAGCCGAGGCGGTGGTGTTCGATGATCCGGTGATGGACTTCTTGAACGACTTCTACCGTTTCCGCTACAACGTGGTGCTCGGCAGGTACTACTGGGCTGACAATGAGAACCCCAACGATTGGAAGCTGTTTAAAGACCGCGATCTGAATTCCTTATGGCTGCGCACTAAGCAGAATCGAATCAAGACCTCAAAAGACTTTGTGAAAACGGTCATAGAATCCGATTTCACGGACGACTTCAATCCTTTCTTGTGGTGGTATCACAACCTGCCGAAGCATGACAATGTTGATTACATCGCGCAGCTTGCGCGTACCATCACAACCGACACCGCGCAGAATCAACAGAAATTCCACATGTGGCTCACAAAGTGGCTTGTGGCGCACGTCGCGCAAATGGAGACCACGAAAGCCAACCACACGGCGCTTGTGCTCAAGGGCGGGCAAGGTGTGGGCAAAACTACGTGGCTGAATAAGCTTTGCCCCGAAGAACTGGCAGAATACCGCTACGTTGGTCCAATCAAGCGCGATGACAAAGACATGCAGATCGTGCTTGCCGAGCGCTTCCTTGTGAACCTTGACGAACTTGAGACCATGCAGCGTATCGAGATCGGTTCGCTAAAGAGTTACATGACCACCGATGAAATCACCGTTAGGCGGCCATATGACCGTTTTGCCGACGTTTTGCGCAGGTGGGCATCCTTTGTAGGCTCTGTGAACAAATCACGCTTCCTGACCGACGATACGGGCAATAGAAGGTTTTTGGTAGTCGAGGCCTTGGAGATTGACCACAACCACGGAATCGAGATGAAGCGCGTATGGGCGCAAGCAAAGGATTTGTTCCTCTCCGGCTACCGGTACTGGTTCGATGCCGACGAAATCGCGGACGTTTCGGACTCGAACAACAAGTACCGTAAGGTAGGACTTGCTGAGGAATTGGTCGGCCATTACATCATGCAGCCCGATGAAGGCACGGAACCGCTATTCCAAACCGCAACCGACATCGTGGCATGGCTATCTGTCAATTTTGAAGGCAAGGTATCCACCACAAACCTCTTCATACAAGAGATAGGGGCGGCGATGGTGAACGCAGGGTTTGTACAAACGAAGAAAAAGGGCAAATACGGCTATGAACTCAAGTACAAAGAGGTGGTAAAGGATATTTTCACGCCTTCAAACTTCGGAGACTGGTAATCGGGTAGGGTAGGGTACCCTCGGGTACCCTGTTTCTAAACTTATAAATATATAATATATATATATAGGGAAGGGGGTCTAAGGGGTACCCGCTCCAATTCCCGCTAATGTTGGTAAACAGGGTACCCAGGGTACCCAAGGGTACCCAATCACGAACAAATACTACCATGGAACTACGACCATACCAACAAGAACTTGCATCCGCGCTTGCGCAAACGCTGAAAAATCATGGGCTTGCGTACCTTGCCGCTGAAATGCGGGTCGGCAAGACGCTCATAAGCTTAGAGGCCGCCCGACTGGGTACCCTCCAAAATGGCAAGGGTACCCAGGGTACCCAGGGTACCAAAGGTACTAAGCCAAAGGTGGTTTTCATTACCAAACTGAAGGCCATCGCATCGGTGGAATCGGATTATGAACTATTCGGAGTCTCCGAACAGTTCGATTTGCTGGTCTTCAACTACGAAAAAGTGCCGAAGTACCTATCCGAGATCAAAGCAGCTGACCTTGTGATCTTGGACGAGGCACACGGGCTTGGGCAGTTTCCCAAACCGGCAATGAAGACCCGGCAACTGAAAGAATGCCTGCATGGCAAGCCCATCATCTACCTATCGGGCACGCCAAGCCCCGAATCGTACTCTCAGTTGTACCATCAGCTGTGGGTATCTTCGCACTCACCATGGTCGAAATACCCGAACTTCTATGGATGGTCCAAAGACTACGTCACCGTAAAAGAGCGCAGGTTTTCAGGCGTGGTGGTAAAAGACTACTCGCAGGCCAATAAAGAGCGAATCTTCGCAGAAACCGAACACCTGTTCCATTCCTTTACCCAATCCGACGCTGGCTTTGAGGTTTCGAGGGTAACGGAAGCCCGCGTTCCTGTGGTCATGGGCGCCGAAGTCGCTCGAATGACCCGCGAACTAAAGCTTGCCCGCATGACATCGTTCCAAGGAATCGAGATTGCCTGCGATACGGCGTCGGCTTTCCGCTCATGCGTTCATCAGATTTCATCGGGCACATGCATAGCAGATTGTATACATGATGACGGCAACGTGTATAGAAAAGGGCTAATTTTAGACACGTCCAAGGCAAAGTACATACGGGACAACTACGAAGGGCAAAAGATCGCGGTGTTTTACCAGTTCGTGGCCGAACGTGATATGCTCGAATTTGTGCTTGACAACACCACATCCGACCCGAAAGTATTTGCAAACGATCCTAAGTCTGTGTATATTAGCCAAATACAATCCGGATCACAAGGCGTTGACCTATCGGTCGCTGACGTTCTGATCTTCCTAAACATAAACTTTTCAGCGATGCATTACCTCCAATCGCGTGCACGGCTGCAAAAGATGAACCGAACAAAGCCTGCCGTGGTGCATTACTTATGCGCCGTTGGTGGTATCGAGGAACGAATCCTCAATATGGTGCAGAATAAAGAAGACTACACGCTCAGCCACTTTATGAGAGACTACCGGGAATGAAAGCATCCGAGCGCGAGGCACTGCTTAAAAAAGCGCAGCCACTTGAAAGAGACATCCAAGCCAAGATACTTCAGTACCTTCGCGCAAAAGACATCTTTCATTACAAGGCAATCGTATCCTCAAAGCTCGGCATCCCTGACATCATCTGTTGCATCGATGGGCGCTTTGTGACGCTCGAGGTTAAACGCTCCGAGCGTCATAAGCCCACACCAATGCAGATTAGAGTGAATCAAGAGATCAAACACGCAGGCGGTGACTCGTATATCGTTTGGTCGCTCGATATGGTCAAAGAGATCATTGAATCGTACATTCAGTAAGTTCAAATAATGCGGACGAAAAGTGGGATCTGAAAAAGGACATGCCAACCTTAAACCCTTCGCCAAAGGATACGACCCGAGGCGTGAGGGCAATGGGCGCAAGCCGTATGTCGATATCCGTGAACGCCTTGAAAAGGTTATCACAACTGAAGACATCGTGGCCATGCTGCACGAGATCGCAAAGAAGGGCGACATCCGCGCGCTGCAAGAGATATTCAAGATATGTGGCACATACGCACCAATCGAGACCAAGAGCGAGATCGAGGAAGTAATCACGTTAGAATTCACAAATGCGAATCCGGATAGCACTACATGATGCGCAGCGAGATGTTATCGGACGCCGAAAGCGATTCAACGTACTGCGTTGCGGGCGAAGGTGGGGAAAGTCCCGCCTCATGTTTGCGCTTGCGGCGGAAGCTATCTACTCAGGAAAACCCGTATCGTACTATGCGCCGACGTACACGGATTTTGAAAAACGCTGGCAAGAGGCAAAGCAGTTCTTTGAGCCGGTTATTGAGTCGGCCAATGAGGATAAGTTCCAAATGCGATTCAAAGGCTCGGCTGCTCCGTGGGATTGGTACGGACTGCACAGGTACGACGGCGCTCGTGGAAACCGGTACGCTTTGGCGCTGATTGATGAAGCTGCCCACTCTCGCAACCTTGAGCGTGCATGGATCGATGTTATCCGTCCGACGCTCGCAGACTTCAAAGGCGCGGCATGGTTCGCGTCCACTCCATTTTCGGGATCTTACTTCAACGATCAGCTGTGCAAGTACGACGATGACCGCTGGGGGCAATTCCACTATCCCACCTCCACAAACCCCTACATCGATGCGGGTGAAATTGAGATGATGCGCAAGGATATGCCGAGCATCATATTTCAGCAGGAAATCATGGCTGACCTTGTGACCACCACAGGCGCTCGCCTAAAACGTGAGTGGATAAAGTACGGCGAAGCACCTGAGGGCGCGTCCATTGCGTTCGGGGTCGATCTTGCCATTTCCAAAAAGACGGATGCGGATTTCTCCGCCATTGTGGTTTCGGCGAAGCACAACGATTCGCTGTTCGTTGTTGACGTGGTCAGAGTCAAGGACTCATTCAACGCCACACTCGAAACCATTAAGAACCTCGCAGCTCGCTACAACCCGCACATCATCACCATCGAGGCGGTGCAATATCAGGCTGCAATGATTCAAGAGCTAATCAGAACTACGACCCTGCCAATCAAGAGCGCGCACCCGACGAAAGACAAGGTAACGCGCTTCATACCGGTGGAAGGGAAGTACGAACATGGATACGTGTTCCATTCTAAACACCTCATCCGGGAATTCGAGGATGAGCTACTTACATTTCCAAACGGCGCGCACGACGATATGTGTGACGCGCTCGCTTATTCATTTGCCGGACACGCGCAAAACTTTTTCGCCTTCCAAATATGAAACTCTTTGGGCTTGAAATCTCAAGAGCCAAACAGCTACCACTACCGCAGCCACGTTCGGCGTATCAAATCGGTGGTGGGGCTACGTTTGAACTGAACCAATCATTTGCCGAGCTTGTTAAGCAGGGCATGTATCAAAACGCCGCTGTGCAGGGCTGTATCTCGGCATACACCATGACGCTATCCGAGCCGCCGCTGTATGTTATGCAGAACGGCGTGGAGCAAGAAGAGCATCCGCTATCGAAGCTACTGCAAAAACCAAATAAGGCAATGTCAGGCGCGCAGCTGCTATCGTTTATTGCGTCGTATGTATCCATCGGTGGTAACTGCTATGTGGTCAAAGTGCGCGGCGCGCAAGGTAACGTGGTCGGACTCTATCCATACCATGATGGGCAGATCAGCCCGATACCGAGCCAATACGAATGGATTGACCACTACGAATACAAAGTGGACAATGTTACGAAGATCATACCGGCTGACGATGTTATCCATTTCCGCAGCCACATCATAGACCCGCTAAGGCCACACAAGGGCATGAGTCCGATCTTGGCAGCGGCGCGCGGTGTGGATATCTACGGCGAAATGGAAAAGATCATCTACTCGACACTGAAGAACGACGGTATGCCGCGCGGATTACTATCCTTCCCACCAGAGGCGGCAATGAGTCCGCAGCAAATTGATCTGCTTCGCGAGCAATTCGGAGACAACTACGGCGGGGCTAAGCGAGGCCGCACGGCGGTGCTGTCAGGCGGTGCAACGTATGAGCGCCTATCGTTTAACCTCGAGGAATTGCAGGCGGACAACATCATCAGCCGCGCTGAGGTGGCAATCTGCCAAGCCTTCCGCGTGCATCCGCTTGTGGCGATGACGTATGCGGGGCTTATGAACTCCACGTATTCCAACATGGAGGAAGCATTCAAGCAATTCACCACACTCACACGCGTACCGATTTGGAACGCATGGGAAGAAACATTCGAGCAAGGATTTGCAAAGGAATACCCCGATATTGAACTTGAGTTCGATATGTCGCACGTTGAAGCTTTGCAGCCGAGCATGGAGTCCGTGCAGGCGTCGGCTATTCAGCAGTTCCAAGCGAACATCATCACCCAAAACGAAGCCCGCGTAATCTTAGGGCAGGCGCCAATCATTGAGGGCGATGTATTCACGTATCAACTCAACCCGATGGCGCCGCTCGGAACGGAGCCACTAGCACCACAGCCCGAAGGAACATACGAACCGCCTGAAGTGATCGACGAGGACGCTTTCCCGTCTTTCGAAGGTGAGGTGACGCACGACTACCTCGGTAAAGAATATTCGGAGCAATACGAAATGGTAGAATGGAAACGGCAGGATGACCGCAACGAACTGTACGTAAAGCGCATTGCAAAGGACTTCGCCAAAGTAGCGGCCGAACTTGAACGCACGGTACTTACATCTGTGAAGACCCGCGGCGGCACGTCGGTTAAAGCCGAGCCGTTCAACTTCTCCGTTTGGGTGAAGAAGTTTGTCGAGGGCACAAAGCGCAGCTTCAATGCGCTGGTCACGAATGTGGTAGGCGACAGCTTAGAACAGGCGGGCACAACGATTGAAGAGTTCGGCAATACGAACTTCGAGGCAACCCTTAAGGAAGCCACCAATCTATCTACGGCACAAATCACAGAATCGGTCGGCACGATCCGCGATGAATTGCGCAAGACGATCGAGGCGAATGCCAACCTGACGGCCGAGGAACTATCGACCGTGATCAAAAACCAATTCGAGGTAATCAAGACCTCACGGGCTGACCTGATCGGTCGCACAACCACCACATCGGTATCGGGCAAGACTCAGCGCGAAACGTGGAAGAAACGCAACACGCAAATCCAAGACCCGAATAAGAAGATCGTGCCGGTGTGGACTTCGCGCAATGATGGCAAGGTAAGATCAGCGCATTCGGCAATCAACCGAACACCGCCAAACGCTGAGGGCTATTGGAGTTTGAACGGCGCGCGTGTTTCCCATCCGGGAGACCCGAACGCCGCGGCCAAAGATTCATGCAACTGCAGATGTGTACTTGTACCAACACGAGCGGGGCGAATATGATGCAACCGAATGAAAATAAAGCGCTTAACTGGGAAGAGGAAGCAAAGCTCCGCTCGCAGGTGCACATGGCGGTGCGCTTGTGTGCGAGTACTGATAACCTAATCGAGGCGCTGCGTGTCCTAAAGTCTGAGCATGTGGAAAAAAAACTCGCACAACGAAAGAAAGTAGTTGCACAGAATAAGGCCACTGCATAAATTACGTCAGTAGTAGGAAAGCGAGTAACCTCTGCACGCTGTTCTATGCTGCTGATCCCTCATTGCGAAAAGGCGCAATCACCTAACTTATTGGGCGGTTGCGCCTTTTTCGTATGGAATACAAGCATGGGCTTAAAGCCCACATCAAATCTGCCTCCGAAGGTATTATTGAGGCGGTCGTCTCTGTTTTCGACAACGTCGATTCCTACAACGAGCGAGTTATTCAAGGGGCTTTTACCAAAAGTCTTGAAACAAAGATGCCTAAGGGAGTATGGATGCACAACTGGGAATTACCCGTTGCCAAGACTCTCGAGGCCGTGGAACTCAAGAGTGGAGACCCTCGCCTACCTGAGTCCATCAAAGGCTACGGCGGTCTATTCATCCGGGGAAAGTTTAACCTCAATACTCAGCGCG